CTGTAATAGTTACACCTAGCGGGTGCTGGAGAGCTGCGCATAGACGCACAGGCAATCCACTGGCGACTCGCGGAGAAAGTGGATACGTGTACGTCAGCGTTGACGGGAGGCACGTATCGTCGCACATGTCAATGTACGAAAAGGAGTGCGGACCAATACCGGATGGGCTTGAAATTGACCATCTGTGCAGAAATAGAGCTTGCTGCAATCCAGCTCACCTTGAGGCTGTCACCCACAAGGTGAACGCTCTGCGCGGCACCAGCTTGGCTGCTGATAGAGCCAAAAAGACGCATTGCGTGCGTGGGCACAGTTTGTCTGGATCTAACCTATACCTGTACCGCGGGCACAGGCAATGCGAGATGTGCAGGCGCATGCGTCTCAAGAGCTGGTGGCGAGACAACAGGAAAGAGTGTAACAGCAAAGCTGCCGCGTATAGAGCTAACAATCCGGAGCGCGTAGAGCGCTGGAATGCAGCCCGCAGGGCCAAGAGGAGCGCAACTGTATGACTGCCACGTCCGAATGGAATCTGGTGGCTGCTGGCCCGTCCCGCGTCCACCTTCGCACCTCGCATCTGCTGCGCGGCCCAGTCGTCACGGTGAACCGCGCGCTCGATATCGCCGGTCAAGGAATCCGCGTGGACTTTGCGGCGTTTGCTGATGGCCCGCAGCCGTGCTTCCTCGGTCTCGGCATGGAGCGCTTCCTCATCCTCCAGCCGCACATACAGCTCTGGATCCCGCTGCGCGTCGTCACCAAGACGATCACGGTACAGCGTCCGCCGATGATGAAGAAGTTCGTCCCGGCGCCGGCCTTCCTGACCTCCGTCGCCAAGATCCTGCCGCAGACCGCACACAAGGCGCTCCTGGAGTTCTCCAAGAAGTACCTGATGGAGGCGGGCGAGCAGTTCACCGTCGAGGCTCCAGGCCCGACGCTCATGCACATCTGGGATCGTGCGCTTCCGGCGTCAACCGGCATGCGCGAGCTCCCGCACGGCACCGTGCTGGACGTGAACGACCAGACCAAGGGCAGGACGGCCTTCACGACCATCTGTGCCCTGGAGCGCATCTTCATGTTCCGGCCCAAGCGCGTGCGCATCCTCTGCGCCGACATGGCTGGACCCTGGATGGAGGGCAAGACTGAGGAGGAGTGCCACGAGGCGGAGAAGGCGAAGCCCAATCAGATGGGGCCGCCGCTCGACCGCTGGCGGCACGAGAAGTACGCCCTGGATGTCGCCATCAAGAAGGCTCAGGCGGAGTTCAAGGTTGAGGTGGACTGGGTGAAGCCTGAGCCTGAGTTGGTCACGGCATGACGGCAATCAACGTCGAGATGGATGCCTTCCTGCGCCAATTCAGCGCGCAGGACTACAAGCCCATCATCCCTGCGCGCAGCGGCTTCGAGGTGGGTGTGTCTCCATCCGAGGACGAGTACCTGATCCTGTGCGTCCTGCTGCGCGCCAGTAACGCTCTGAGCATCTTAGAGTTCGGTACGTGCGTCGGCGGATCCACGCGCATCCTCGCTCTCAACGCACCGCACGCTCAGGTCTACTCGATCGACCTTCCAGTGCCTCGCAATGACACCAAAGACGAGCACGAGCAGTTCCTGGTGGACCTGGCGCAACGCGAGCCTTGCCTCCTAGCGCGCGACCTGCCGAACGTCGCGCTGCTCAAGGGCGACTCCAGGACGTACGACTACTCGGCTATCCCCGACTGTGACTTCATCTTCATCGACGGCGGGCACGACTACGCGACGGCGAAGTCGGACACATACAACGCCTTCCGGATGCTGAACCGGAACAACCCTCACGCGATGATCGTCTGGCACGATTGCAGCAACGACATGACCCCGGACGTGACCAGGCTGACCGACGAGCTCTCCGAGAAGCTGCCGATCTTCGGGGTGCTGGGGTTCACCCTGCGCTACTACTCGCCCTGCCTGCGACCCGAACCGATCGAGGAGGCCCTGGATGGATCCGTCGTGCACTAGCGCCACCTTGCGAGAACGTAGCTAGCGTCAACGTCACTCCCTAGCCTTTCCGGCTAGTGGCGTTCACCAGCACTGCGGCCGGGCTCTGGACGGAGCTGAAGCGTTCCATCGAGGCGCGGGATCAGTTCCTGGGCGAGCCGTACTGGGAGAGCGTCCGTCGCTACTGCGGCCCGATGTACCGCAACGACTCGGACACGGCGGTCGATTTCGAGAACCACAGCGCCAACTGGAAGTCGATCTTCCTGCCCATCCTGGCTTCCGGAAACCCGCGCGTGCGCGGTCACACGCCACGTCTGGGTGGTGCGGTAGCCTTCGCCAAGGCGGTCGAGCTCGCGGTCAACCGGAACTTCGAGCTGACCGACGTGAAGCGCACGATCGAGCAGCTGGCGACCGACTGGGCCGACAAGTGGTCCGTCGCGCTGACGACGCCCACCCCGCAGCCTGGCATGCGTGAGCGCGAAGACCCGCCCTTCCGTCCGACGACGAAGCGCCTCAGCCTCGAAGACTACACCTGGGACCACCTGACGAAACAGCACGCTGAGGCCCGCTTCCAGGCCCACCGTGTCGTGCGCGACAAGGAGGACGTGCTGGAAGAGGCCGCGAACTTCCCGCAGCGCGGGTGGAACGAAGCCATCGTGGACGCGATGGGTACCGACAAGGCGCGGCAACGCCAGCGCCAGCGACTCTCCACCAGCTCGCAGCGCGGTGAGGTCGAGTACTGGGAGGTCTGGGTGCCCGAGATCAACCTGGAGACCGCGCTCGACATCAACGGCGAGGAGTTCCAGCCCACCGCCGACACCGGCTACAACGGCACGATCTTCACCATCTGCCCGGAGGCGAGCGAGCACCTGCGCGAGCCTCGTCCGTTCTGGGGACCGCGCGACGGGCCGTACACCTACTCCGGCTACCTCTACGTGCCTGATGAGGTGGTGCCGCTCTCGCCGCTGGTGATGACCGCTGCGCAGGCCGAGATCTACAACTCGGTGATGTCCTCGGCGATCCAGAACATCCGCGGCTACAAGCGCGGGATCGCGGTCGGATCTGATGCTGGCAAGCTCGCCGATGTCCTGGAGGAGTTCCAGGACTCAGGCATCCTGACGGTGGAGTCGATCGGCAAGCTCCAGGAGCAGCTCCAGCAGATCGAGCTCCTGGGCCTCACACCGCAACACCAGCTTCAGATCACGATGCTGCGCGACCTCCTGGAGCGCTCCTCGGGCATCTCGGAAGCCCTGCAAGGCCAGACCTCCGGTGCGACGGCGACCGAAGCCTCGATCGCCTCCATGTCGGTCGGCAAGCGCATGGGGTACATGACCGAGAAGTTCATCGGCGGGATGGTGAAGCCGATCGCCAAGAAGGAAGCCTGGTACTTGGCGATGGACCCCCGCAGCCGCACGTCTCTCGGTGCGCTCGCCGAGGGCATGTTCATGGATCCGAAGACGGGTCAGCCGATCGAGATGCCGGTGCTTGTGGGGGGACCCGAGCACGGGGATCTGCTGGAGGACTTCGATGTCGAGATCCAGCCCATCAGCATGCGCTTCACGACCGAGATGCTGGAGGCAGAGCGCGCCGCGAGCTGGGAGCAGTTCGTGCTCTCGACCGCACCGATGATCCCGACCACGCCCTACATCGACTGGAGCCTGATGTTCTCCAGGAAGGCCGAGCAGCTGGGCGACCCGTCGCTCGCCAGGGTGGTGGACGTGGAGAAGGCCCTGATGATGGGCAAGCTCCAGATGATGATGACGATGGGCGTCCTGGGTGCTCAGGCGCCTCTCCAGTCGCAGCAGACGAGCTCTCAGCCTAGACTGGGCATCGACATGCCGAAGCCCCAAGCCCCGCCTGCGCCGCAGCTCAAGGCGAGTGAGAGGCCCGGAGGCTTCTCCAGCAACGCGCGCAAGACCGCTGCGACGAGCGGCCAGAAGAACAAAGCCCCACGAACCGCTGGGGCTTCCTCCTCGACACGGTGAACCACATGCCTAGCCAAAAAAATTGGGAGGGTACCTCTCCCCCGAAGAAGGCCGCTGAGCCCGCGAAGACCACCACCAACCGTTCCGAGGGGAACTGGGTAGGCGGCGGGACGAGCAAGTCCAAGCCGAACTACGCCACCAAGCCGCAGGTGAACTTCGAGGGCTCGATCGACATCCCGACGCGCTTCGAGAAGGGCCAGGGCCAGAAGCCTGGCACTGGTCAGCAGGGCGGCTTCTAGCCGTGGGCCGCTACACGCAGCGGCAGGACAACAACCGCCGCAACGCCAAGAAGGAGGTCGCCTTCATCGACAGCTACGGCGGTTCCACGCTCAACAAGTCCCAGGCGATCATCAACGCCAGCAAGGGGGAGAAGTTCAAGGGCGTCATGTCGCCTGGTGCTGCGCCACGCCCTGATCCTGCCGCCAGCAACCGCCTGGCGCACGTCGGCATGAACGGCGCTCCGAACGTGTACGAGGAGAAGTACCAGGGGCGGATGAAGAAGCGCGGGATGCGCTGATGGACAGGAGGGGATTCTTCGGATGGCTCACTTCAAGCGTTGCCGGGCTCGCCGTCATTCCCTCTCTTGCTCCACGCCTGGGCGGACCGGGAACTCCCTCAAAGACACACTCACCGGCAAGCGCGCTCCCGCCCGACGACGTGCCGAGCTCCGCCTACACGGCTACATCCGGGTACATCCAGACGATCTCGACTACCGTTGACTGGTCTGGAATCCCCTGGGTCTACACGGTGAACCGCTGATGGGCATCTGCCACTGGGATCCCGAGACGAAGAGCATCCAGCCTGGCCCTGGACCTACCAGGGTCGGCTCTGGATCTCAGGTCATGTCCCGCCACGGCGACAAGGGCGGCATCAGCTTCCAGATCCCTGAGGGCTGGACTGGCGGATCCGACAAGATCCGCCACGTCCCTGACGGCCCCTTCAAGGGGAGAGTATTCTGGACCTCTCAGGCGGAGGCGAGGGAGATCGCCAAGCGCCTGGAGGACAAGGGCGGCACAAGGGTCCGCTACGGCGAGTCCTCGCTCAACTCACGACGTAAGTAGACGCAAGCTGGCAGCTTGCGACAACATAGATAGCTGATGCTGTGGGTGCCTATCTTCGCTCGGCATGAGCGAAGAGAAACTTGAGGGGATTCCCCTTCCGGGTACCGCTGAAGTTGCCGAGACGCCCGTTCCCGCTGCGAAGCCTGATCCGCTGGCGTCGCACAAGGCGGCCTTCGACAAGCTCATCTCCGAGCGCAAGACCGAGCCCTCCAAGCAGTACGCGACGGTTGACAAGCCCAAGAAGGCGGAGGCCGTCAAGGCCGCCGAGCCTGAGCCGGCAGAAGCGGAAGGGGCCGAAGAGACCAAGCCTGAGCCGAAGAAGCCTGCTGAGTTGACTGGGCTGCGTCAGCGCCTCGTCCTCGCCGGCAACCCGCGCAAGGCAGTTGAGTCACTCAGCGACACCGAAGTCGATGAGTGGTGGACGAAGCAGGAACAGCGTGAGCGGAGCGCCGCGACCGCCATCCAGCGGACAGCTGAACTTGAGAAGAAGCTCGCAGAGAACACCAAATCGTCGGAGCCCCCGGAGGTGCCCACTGATGACTTGGATCTCGAAGAGATCGCTTCCAAGCTCTCATCCCAGTTCGGCGAGGATGAAGGCAAGGCACTCGCAGACGTTCTCCAGTCGCTGATCGCGCCTCTCCAGCAGGAGAACAAGGCGATCAAGGAGCTCATCGAGACTGCGCGCAAGCGCGGGCAAGAAGAGATCTCCGACCGCAACCGGAAGCGCCTCGCGAAGCTCCTACCCGCTGTGAAAGAGAACGCGGATGTCTGGAGTTCTATCCAGCGCCGCGCTCAGGAAGAGTGGCAGAAGGATCCTCAGAAGTTCTCCACGGCCGAGGAAGCCTACGACGACTCTTTCCAGAAGCTCTATGGAGCCTTGCTCCCTCAAGAGCCATCGCCTGCCGCAGTCCCAGACAACGCCAAGGAGAAGGCGCGGATCGCAGCATCCGCGGTTACCGCACCCAATTCTCAGAAGCGTGAGCGCGTCTATACGCCCATCGACGCGCACAGAGCTGCATTCAACGCTCTCCTGAAGAATGAGAACGACGTTGCCGGCGCGCAGCGAGCCTTCACGAAAACGCTGACGCCGCAATAGGAGTTTCGATCAAATGTCGGGCACCTCCATTCAGCTTCACAACAACTTCATCGAGTCCACTGGACCGCTGTACGTCACGAGCCCCGATGGGGTCATCAACGACGCGCAGCGGAACAAGACGTACTCGATCACGGGCCTCATGGGAGGCGACCGTGGCAAGAAGAAGATGGTCCAAGGCGGGCGAGACATTCGCTTCGCCTCGATCTTCGAGACTGGTCAGCGCACGCGCTTCCACCAGCCTGGCGCAACGCAGAACTGGGCACAGCCCCAGAAGCTCGTCCACGGCGTCGCTCAGTGGCGCTTCCTCATCACGGACATGTCCTGGAACCTCCAGGATGTCGAGCTGTCTCTTGCCGGCGTGGCCGAGAGTGACATGTTCGACAAGTTCGTGGACATGAAGCGCAACTACGAGCAGGTCATGTGGACCGACAAGTGGGACTTCATGGAAGAGCACATCTGGTCGGAGCCCGACTTCACGGAGATGGAATCCGTGGCTGGCGGCGAGACCGGCAAGATGTACTCTGTCCCGGCGTTCCTGAACGAGTACCCCAGCGGTCTCTTCAACTCGACTGCCGGCGGCAACCCCGGCGTTGCCTGGACGACCATCGAGAACATCGACCCGACGAGCACGGTCCGCGGTCAGAACCGCTTCGTGCAGAACTCGGTCTCCTACTCGAACGAAGGCACGAACGCGACCGGTAGCGGTCCTTCGCAGGCCAGCTCGCTCATGGGCGCTTTCCGCAAGGCGTGGCAGAAGTGCCACTTCGAGAAGCCGCCGAACCACGGCGAGTACTACTCGAACCCGGCCTACGACAAGCAGCAGTTCTTCACCTCGCCTGAAGGGCAGACTGCCTTCCAGATGTTCCTGAGCCAGTTCCAGGACACGTTCGTCATCGAGGGTCGCCAAGACCCGGCGTTCCCCGACCCGTCCTACAACTTCATCCCGGTCAAGTACGTCAACGCGCTCACGACCGCGACGCTGTACCCGAACAACACCACGGTTGCATCGGCTACGGCGAACATCGCGGAAGGCACGAACGCGACGGGCAACAAGCGCGGGCCTCGCTACTACCTCACCAACAGCGAGTACCTGTACCCGACCTTCCACGACACCTACTTCTTCCTGAGGGGCAAGGTGCGTGAGCACTTCAACGATCCGGACACGTTCGTCGTGCCGGTGCGCACCTGGGGCAACCTCATCTGCACCTCGCGGATGCGGCACTGCCTGATCTCCCCGACTGGCAACCTGTACGCCAGCCTCTACACCTGATCCAAGAAAGGAGACACTCCAATGTTCTGGCTTATGAAACCCGCTGGTGTCCCCGATACGGTCGGGGGTCTGGCTCCCATCGACTTCCCCGAAGTGGTCTGCGTCAACCGTTCCGGCGGCACGCACACCTTCGGCGAGGTTGTTGCCCTGGCGATTCCTCCTGGCAATGCTGCCACGTTCATCGCCACTAACGACTCCAATAGCTACCGTCCTGGCGCTTCCAATGACACGGTTTGGAACACGGTCGTTGACCCGACAACCAACCAGCTTGTCAGCGGTGGCGCGACCACTCGTCGCTCCACCGTCTTCGGTGTCTGCACGACGCGAGGCGCTGGGGTTCTAAACAACGCCAAGGGAACCTACAAGTTCTTCGGCCTGATCGAGCAGGCGTTCGTTATCAAGTCCACCGGCACCAACGCCGCGATTGGCCTTGCTGCTGGAGCTCCGCTGACGGTGACTATCACCAACAGCTTCAACGGTCTCGTGGCGTCCAACCGCGTTGTGGTTGCGACGTACATGGACATCCAGGGCACCAACGTCGCTCGCAGGTTGCGTCGCGTCATGCTCCACAACGGCTTGTGGCCCAGCGCCTACGGCACGACCGGCGTCACCTAGCCCTCTCTCTCCCCCCCCTCTCGCTCGGGCCCCGCCCTCGTCATCCTCGGCGGGTGCGGGGCCCACTTACTTACATGTCCATCCAAACCGCTCGGATCTCGGAGAACATGCGCCACGCGCTCGGCGGTGGCGACCTCTCCGTGGAGCTGGACAAGTTCCAGGTGCTGAACGAGGCCGGCGAGTACCTACACGCCATGCACGCCTGGAACTGGGCCAGGGGGCGTTCTGCGCTGCTCGACCTTCGAGGCTCGCTCTCTGGTACAACGGCGACATGGACCGCAGCGACCAAGACCCTGACGGCCACAGGCGCGTTCACCAGCTACGCCTTCTTGGCCGGGGACGAGATCGAGATCACGGCGGGAACCGGAGCTACGACTGGCGTGTACACCGTCGCCTCCAGAACCTCAGCGAACGCGATCGTCCTGACGACCTCGCTGTCCTCCGTGGACCTTTCGACGGGCGACATCGCGTGGTCGATCTTCCCATCGACGATCGCCCTGCCTGAGGATCTGCGCGACATCATCTCGATCGCGCCCACGCGCACCAGCAACCGCGCGCGCATCTGCCTCACCAGCCTCGACCACATCAACCAGAACCGCGGCGCCAACGCCCTGGTGCAGAGCCCTGCGCTCTTCTATGGCGCGGTGGTCTACACGGGCGCGACGCCCACGCCCATCCTGGAGCTCTGGCCTTCTCCTGGAGCCAACGAGACCGGCGCCATGAGGATCTTCTACACGGCGCGCTGGGTGCGCCAGACGAACGACTTCGGGGTGATCGCCATCCCCGAGTTCATGGAGAATCTGCTGACGTTCATCTGCCGTGCCTTCGCGCAAGGCTACGAGCGTGAGGCCGAGTCCAGCCTCCACAAGCGCCTGGCGGAGATCCAGGCTGGCCCTGTGTACGCTGCTGCGGTGAGGAGCGATGGCGAGGTGCAGGCGATCCACGGCAGACCGAGAGGCGGCGGCGCCGAGGTCTGGGGCCGGCGTCGGCGCTACGGAGGCTTCAACTCCCTCATCAACCTACCGGGGCAGCCTGTGTGAAGCTAGCGATGGCCACTGGACTGATTTCTTCCGCGCACCGGAGGCAAGAAGAGGAGCTTGTCTATGGGCCACCCATTCAAGTGTCTACGGTACAGCGTATGGTAGCAGATGCCAGTCCTAGTGGACCACTCAGAGAGTGGAAGCCTCTCTCCTGCGTTTTCGATCCATATAACAGCCTGACGAGAGTTCCTACGCTGCTCGGACATTGTTGCCCAGCGGCAGTTGCCCTTGCTGTATGGGCCGGAGTTGTCGATTCGGTCAAGCGTGAGTCTCGCGTCGGGCTTGTCACCCATGTCTTCAAGGAACGCCTTGAAGGACTTGCGCCAACGTTCGCACACGTGTATCCCCCTGGCGCCGTAGTAGCGAAAGACCTTATCTTTTTCGTTGTGACACCTGGATATCATCTTGCTCCATGTGGAGTAGATGTTCGTTCCTCCTCTTCCGTGCGATTCGCGCTTACATCCGCAGGATCTGGTGTTTCCAGTGAGGAGGTTGTTCGACAGTACTTTGAGTTCTCTTCCGCACTCACATCGACAAGTCCACAACGCGACACGGCTACCTCCGCTTCTTTCGCGGTAGCCGATCATCCGCAATGCGGTGAGCATCCCGAACTTCATGTTGGAGATGTCTCTGGGGGGGCGAACCATGCCTGAGGGCCTTCTTCCTGTTCAAGCGCCTTGGGGCGGATTGAGCGAACACCTTGGCTTCGGAAACCAGGAGCCCGGGACGGCCAGAGAGTTCCAAAACATGCGCTTGCAGGACCCTACCACGGGCCGCAACCGGATGTCAAAAAGAAACGGGCAATCGAAGTACCTGACCTCTGCCCTAAAGGCCACCGGCACCAAGGTCCAGGATCTCCTCAGCTACTTCAACGACAACCGCCTGGTTGCCTACTCGGCCTTCGCCTCGGGCTCGGAGACCACCACCTGGTCCACGGCTACGCCCTCCAAGAAGGACTGCCTGAACGTCAAGGTGGACCGCCAGGGCAACGTCTACGCGCTCGACGGCAACTCGGGGCTCGTCAAGTTCTCGGCCGACAAGGTGAAGCTCTGGCAGCTCACGCTCCCAGTCGGCGACACCAACCACATCATCCGCGCGCTGGCGGTGGACGAGTTCGACCGCATCTATGTCGGTGTGTCTGCGGGTGGCCTCCAGGACAAGGCGAAGCTCTGGTGCTACGAGCAGCTGCCCGACAACACGACCGCGCAGCTCTGGGAGATCACGACCAAGGCGTACGTCGAAGACGTGGTGGTGAGCCAGGGCAAGCTCTACACGATCCAGAACGCGGTGGATCGCCTGCGCAGCTACGTGCGGGTCTACGACTTCATCGACGAGACGGCGCCTGAGCAGGTGCAGGAGTGGCGCGTGCCACACCCTGCGAACTCGATCGCGGTGAAGGCTGATGGCTCAGTCGTCGTCGCCTCTGAGGCCGTCAACCCCACCTCGGGCAGCGGCTCAGACTTCAAGTGGCGAGCACAGGATCCGAAGTACCCGGAGCTCTCGATCGACTCGGTTGACTGGACGCCATACCAGCTCTCCAACTTCGACCGTCGCGTGTGGGCCTGGTACGTGGCCGACGACATCGACGCGACTGACGTGGCCAGCGACTTCCAGGATGGCGTCGAGATCTTGCAGTGGCGCGACCGCACCAAGAACCTGCGCCACCTCTATGCGCCGATCGGTGAGGGCACAACCGGAACCAGCGGCGACATCGGCCCGCAGCTCGCCCTCGACTCCGTACTCGGGCACCAGGGCGTGCGCTTCACGAAGAAGGGCAACACCTCGCCTCTCCAGGCGCTGCGCTCGTTGCCGAACGCTTCGATCGAGATCGAACTCGCCGACCAGCAGCGCACGATGCTGCCGGCGTACACGAACTCGTCATTCGCGCTCTACATCGTCTGCCGGCCGTCGAAGAACGTTCCGCCGGGTGATAGCACGGTGCGCTGGCTGATCGGGCAGGACCGCACCAACACGGCCAGCGCGTCGCTCATCAACTATCTCTTCGTCAACGCTAGCGACACGAACCTGAACTCGCTGCCGCCGACCGCCAGCGCCGGCAAGCTCTTCTGGTTCGAGGGCGCGGATCCAACCTCTGGCGGCTCTGGCACTTCCGGCCAGATCAAGACCAAGAACTTCGACGGCGAAGACGGCAGGCTATGCGTCATCACGATGGTCTTCGATGGCCTGGTGGCTGGCGACACGCAGCAGTCGCTCTTCCAACTCAACGGCAACCCGGTGGACCTCTTCCAGAGCCTCGCGCAGGCGAGCTTGGAACCGACCTACGTCGGCATCCACAGAACACCCTTCGCCAGCTCTCCGACGGCTCCCAGCGCTGGCGTCGCTGGGTACCTGGGAGACATCCTGGAGATCCTGGTGCTGGATCGTTCCGACCGGAACTCGGCCTCGGCGAACGTGCTCACCTACGATGCGCTCGAAGAGTCGAGCTCGCCGCAGACGCAGACGGTCAACGAGAACACGAACATCCTCGGCTACCTGGAGCACAAGTACGGCGGGCAGTTGAACCTGCCCTCGGTCAAGGCGCCGAACAACGACTTCCCCCACCCCTACGGGCTGACCGGCTCTTCGATCGACTTCGTGGCCGCCCCGCCTAACCAGGCCGGCACCGGCCCGAACGCGGCGCAGGGTCTCGCCAATAAAGCTTGGGGCAGCGTCGTCAAGTACAACCCGGAGGGCAAGATCCAGTGGTGCGCGAACGAGATGGAGCTGGAGTCCGCGGCGCGTTCTGGAGGCTACGGGTACGCGGTCGCCGTGAACTCCGACGGCAACATCTACTCGATGGGTCCGAACCCGACCGGCGCCGCAGGGAACACGAAACAGGTCCGCATGATCGTGGACCAGGGCACGGACTTCTCCATCGCCACGGCTGACGGTGCCTGGTCTGCTGACTTCGACGGCAACCGCGAGCAGGACTACCACTACCCGCGGATCGACGTTGACCAGTTCGACAACCTGTACATCCCCTACAACGAGACCAGCGCCACGGCGGCCTCGGTGCGCGTCTACTCCAAGACCGGCACCGTCCTGCACTCCCAGGTGCTCGCCTCGCCGCAGAACGCCACCGCAGTCGCGGTCGATCGCAAGATCCCCGACTACCGGAACGACCTGACGACGAAGACGGTCGAGCACGTGATCGTGGCTGGGCTTGCCGCAGAGCAAGACCTGGCGACACTCGTGAAGCTGCGCCTGGTGCAGGCAACACAGACCGGCGCCTCGCCGCGTGATCTGGTGACGCTCGGTGTGTCCGGTGGCGACATCGTGAAGTTCACGACTGCGGGTGTGGTGTCGATCACGGGCGGCACAGGCGCTCTGGACGCCTCGGCCTACGTGCAGTCCACGACGCTCTACAAGAAGGCGTACTGGACGGACGGCAAGCACCTGAAGGTCTATGACTCGGTGACGAACGAGATCACCGACTACAAGAGCGAGGGGCCGGGGTCGATGCCTGACCGTTGCTCGTTGCTAGAGAGCTGGCGGGGTAGGATCGTCCAGGCGCGTAGCGCCGACGAGCCGCACAACTGGTTCATGTCCAAGAAGGACGAGCCCAACAACTATGACTACTTCCCGCCCGTCCCCGGAGAAACCGATGCAGTGGCAGGGAACAATAGTCCCGCCGGACTGTGCCCCGACATTATCAACAGCGTCGTCCCCTATAGCGAAGATATATTGGTCTTTGGAGGTGATCACTCAATCTGGGCGATGGTTGGCGATCCTGCCGCGGGCGGGAGGCTTGAACTTGTATCCGACACGACCGGAATGTCCTTTGGGAGACCGTGGTGTAAAGACCCGAACGGGGTGCTCTATTTCTTTGGATCAATGGGGGGAATCTTCAGGTGGGTGCCTGGTTCTAGGCCCGACCGTGTAAGCGTCTCGAAGATCGAGCGCCAGCTCCAGAACGTCGATCTATCGACCCACTACATCCGCCTGATCTACAACCACCGCGACGAGGGGATCCATATCCTCCAGCTTCCATTCGGTGCCGGTGGGACCCAGGTCAGCCACTGGTTCTACGAGCTGAAGACGGAGAGCTTCGCCAAGGACATCTTCGGCACGGATACCTGGACGAACGTGCAGCCCACCGCGGCGATGGTCATCGACGGGGATGCCTTCGACGATCGGACGGTGCTCTTCGGCGGCGAGGACGGGTTCGTCAGGAAGTGGGACCGGGACTCGAAGCGTGACGACACCAGACCGGACGGCTCCACGCCGATCGCCATCGATGCCTTCTTCACGATCTTCCCGCTGCCTGGCTTGCAGGAGGAAGACACGTCGCTGGAGACGCAGTTCTCCGGGCTGACGGTGGTGCTCTCGGAGGCTGGCGATGGAGCTAGCTACGAGCTCTTCGCCTCCGAGGAGCCCGAGAGCATGGGCCAGGTGCGGCGCAAGGGCACACTGATCCCTGGACGCAACCCTCCGAAGTGGGACCGAGTGACAGGCCCCTACTGCGGCCTGCGCATCCGCAACGCAGCTCCGGACATGAGCTTCGCAGTTGAGAGGATGTACGTGAGATACTCTACCGCAGGGATGGCCAGACCAGGAAAGCCCCGATGAACCTTTGGGAACGCCTCGACCGCTGGTACGCCTCGGCGCCTCGCCCGAGCGTTGCGGCATGGGATGAACTGATCGACGATCTGTACCGCGCGCAACAGGCCCTCTTCGGCGAGTACATCTCCCTGGGAAGCTTCGATCTCCGTCATCCAGTGGAAGACGTTGATCGGCTCTTCGTGGCCTGCGAAAGATGGGGATGGTTCCAATGAGCTTCAACCCCAAGACTCCGCAGCGCTTCTCTGGCCGTGCCGGCAGCACGTCGAGCGGTCGCCTGCGCCGTGCCCTAGACGGCCAGGTGGACTCCAGCCGCAAGTTCGGTGACACCCTGGAGGTGGACAAGGATGGGCGTCTTGGAACCCGCCTGGCGCGCGACAGCGGCCTCCAGATGACGCGCCAGGGACTGAAGCTCGACCCGATCGCGGTGGGCGACAAGAACCATGAACCCATGAAGTTCATTCGTGACCCGGTGTCCACGGCGGCTGCTGACGTTCATGCGACGCTGGTGGAGCTTTTGGCTGAGCTTCGCAGAAGCAAGAGGATGAAGTGAAGCCTAGCCTCATCTGCATCACCGGCCTCATGCGCAGCGGTACCTCGCTGGTCGCTCAGATCGTGCATCGACTTGGCTTCCAGGTGGCGCCATTCATCCCTGCCCCAATGCCGCCCAGCTGGCGCAGCGACTGGGAGGATCCTCGGATCACTATCGACCTCATCCTGGGTGAGAAGATCGACTGGCACGAGTACATGCGAGGCCGCGCGCATCTCTCCAAGGCGACAGGCTTCCTTGGGCGCTACGCCATCAAGAGCCCGTACCTCGCGCTGCGCTACGGCGCCATCAGCGAGGCAGCACCGGAAGCATTCTGGATCCGCTGTGAACGCCAGGAGGAGGCGGTGGATCGTTCCTTCAAGGCACACCCGCAGCTGGATGACGTTGCCCAGTACCGCATCGACAAGGCGCTGCACACCTTCGACCCTCACATGATCGTCAGGTACGAGTACGTGCTCGAAGAGCCGCTGATGGCTGTCGAGCAGATGGCGAACACCCTCGGCGTTCACGATGTCGAACCCATCCAAGCCGCCGCCAACCTTGTCGGCCAACCTACGGAGTACACATGCCCGCAATCCAAGATTCGGAAGTGTCACTACGCAAGAAACGCGGCTCGCGCCGCCAGAAAAGGAGGGTAACTATACGCCCGCACTGATAGCTGCTCTCGTCGCCGGAGGTGCTGACTTCGCTGGAGGCATGCTTGGCTCTCGCGCTGCCCGCAAGTCGCGCCACAGGAAGTCTGCGCGCCTGAAGCGCGCAATCACCACCACCCAAGCCATCCAGGGCAAGGGCCTCCAGCAGCAAGAGGCGCTGTCGCGTCTCGGCACCCAGCAGCAGCTCGCCGGCTACGACACGGCCCGCAAGGAGGCGTCACGTCTCGGCCGTACGGCGAAGCAGACGGCGCTCGATCGCGGGACGCAGCTCGAAGCCTCGGCCTCGCAGAACCTCGCCAACCGCGGCCTGGGCAGCACCACAGCAGGCGCCAACCTCTCGCGTGGCATCTCCTCGGACACCTCCAGGACGCTCGGAGGCATCGACGAGGGCCTGGCAGGGATCTTTGGTGATCTCGCGCTCGGCCGCTCTGGCGTCGAGGCCCAGGGCACCCAGAACCTCGCCGGCATCGCCGGGCAGCGCACGGGCATGGAGTCGAGCCTGGCGCAGATGGGCTTGCTCGGTGGTCAGCAGCTCGGGCAGTTTGACATCGGACCCTGGGAGCAACCGAGCACGGCGCAGAACCTCTTGCACGGCATCAGCACTGGTGCCGGCGCGTTCATGGGCGGTCAAGGTGGTGGGCAGAACCAGATGCTCATGCAAATGCTTCAGGAGCTTTTCAGCCAGAACCAAGGCAGCCAAAGCGCGGCCTTCCGCGGCAGCGCGGCAGGTCAGGCGCCAATCCCGCAATCGTTCGGCGGATATTACTGATGGCTAGGATCGAATCAGGGCTGGACAAACGCGACCCCGCGGAAGCGTTCATGACCACCTACGACTGGGCGCGGAAGAACCGTCTCCAGAACGAGGCTGGGCAGCGCGAGCAGGCGCAGCTCATGCTCCAGGTGCAGCAGGCGTACATGGAGAACCAGCGGGAGCAGGCTAAGTCCCAGCAGCTCCTGAACGAGCAGGCACAGATGGGGAGCGCCGAGGCGTTGCAGCAGCTCTCCATGCAGATGCAGGCTGGCAGCCATCCGGGCGCCAAGATGCTCAAGGACGCGATGGGCACCCTGTCACGCATCAGCGATCCCAAGGCTAGGGCCGTTGGCGTGCAGGCGTTCCACGGCGCCATGACGGAGCTCCAGAAGCGCCATCACCAGAAGGCAGCCCATGGCATGCTGGAGGATGCCGGCAAGGACGGCGACGTGTTCCAGCCCGAGCAGGTTCAGGACTGGCAGTCGCGGATGCAGGCGGGCGAGGATCCGAAGGTGATCTCGAAGGAGGTCATGGGGCACCGCGAGAAGCACGCAACCGAGCTACACGACACCCAGGAAAACGAGGTCAGCTTCCAGCAGGCTCAGCAACTCGTGCAGGCCGCTCCTCCAGGCTACGGCAAGCGCGCGGCGTCTATCGCGCTCAACATGGCCATGTCCTCGACTGCGGCGCGTTCCAAGCCTGGAGCTGGTGCGCTGGCGCTGGGTGCGGTGCAGAAGGCTCTCTTGGGCACCGCCGACGACTACGAGAAGCAGCAGCAGGCCCACAAGCAGCACCTTCAGGAGACCCTTGGTCCTGGCAGTCAGGCGCCTGGTCTTGGCGGCATGACGACCGGCGAGCGGACCAAGGAGATGGAGAAGCAGCCGCACACCCGTCCGCTCATGCCGTTCGAGAAGCGCGACGCTGGCGGTGGCCCCAACATCCCGCCGCTGCAAGGCGTCGGCACTCACGCAACACTGAAGCGCGGCCAGCAGCCGGCGACGGCCTCCAGGCCCGGCAAGAACTCTCAAGTCTCGGCGCCTGCGCTGCCGAAGGACAAGATCCTGGCGGCCAAGAGCGAGGAAGACCTGGTGAAGGCTCTACAGGAGTCCGGGGTGCCGCTGACGCACGCCAACCTGTCGGCCGCTGCGAACCTCTGGAGGCCGAGTGAATGACGTCCAAGAGCTCGATCCGGCGAGTGCCGTAGACTTCCTGCGCAGCGCCAAGCCGCAGCAGACCCAGGAGCTCTCGCCGGAGGACGCGACAGCCTTCCTGAAGGGCATCGCGCCGCCCGAGCCTCCGAGCACGCTGGGCGTCATGGCGGGCCGCCTGATGAGCATTGGGGCCAACACGGCCCAGGCCATCGGCCAGCAGTTCGACGAGTTGGCCTCTACGGAGCCCGCCAGCAGGGGCGGCATGCGCCCGCTGGACGGTGGCACCAGCGGCTCCGGCCTCTCCCAGGGCTTCGCACAGCCAGCTGGGGCCTACGCCCGCGGACCGCAGATCGGCCAGAACTTCTCGGACACCGTAGGCGGAGCGCTGCGCCAAGGCGCTGAGGCCGTCTACCCGCAGGCGAGCCACGGGCGCGGAAGCTTCCTGTCTGAGGATCTCCCTGCTGCCGTCACCGGCATCATCCCCGCCGCTGCTCTGACGGCAACAGGCAACCCAGCTCTAGGCGCCGCTGCGTTTGGCCTGGACGCTGGTGGGCAAGCCTACGACGAGACCCTGAAGAAGACCGGGGACCACGAGAAGGCCATGAAGGCGCTCATCGGCAATGAGCTCATGGCTGGTGGTCTGAGCGTCGTATCGCCTGGCGGCCGACTGGGTGCCGCGATCAAGAAGCTGGCACTGGCCGACAAGCTCACCGGAGGCGCTGGCGGCAAGGCGACGCTCATCGGCGCGATCGGAAAGTCTTTCCTGGGTGGCGAGATAGCTGCCGTGGCCCAGTCCGCCTACCACGATGCACTGGCGGAGCACCTGACGGGCGAGGACGTAGACATCCTCAAGAACGCCGTGGGGGCAGCCACCGACCCGGCGAACGTCACCCTCAACTCCCTGACCTCGCTGGTTCACGGGATCGCCGAGTCGAAGGCCCGACTGAACGTTGCCGCCGAAGGAGAACGAGCTGCGACCGAGGAGGCCGCCAACACTTCGGAGATTCCGAAGAGTTCCCAGCCTCAGGTAGAATCGGAACTCCCCGCTGGCGTCCAAGCGCAGCAGAGCGCAACTGGCTCCGGGAGTTTATCGGGTGGGGATGCCGTGCAACTCGGCGTCCCGGCCGGGTCTGACAAGGGCGCCAGCGGGGGTTATGCCATCACCGACGAGCAGGCCCTGGAGCACGCCAAGCGCACCCGCTCCGCCGTCTACCGCAACCCAGGCTTCCAGACTGGCGAGAAGGCTGGCATCGCCAAGGGCTTCACGTCGGACGAGTACCGGGCGCTGTCGCGCGAGATGGACAGCCGCGCCCTGGATGCCGTCGAGGCCAAGGACGTACCGGCGCTGAAGGAACACGCGGCGGCCATCATCGCCAAGGGCGAACCTCCGATCACTCCCGAGGAGATCCAGAGCGCACGCGGACAGCTTGAGTTGCGCGCCCGCGTGGCTGGCGAGAAGGTCACGCCGCAGACACGCATGTCGGATCTCGTTCGCAGCCTGCGCGAGCTCGTCAACGAGCACAAGGCGTCACTTGAAGAGAGCCCATCGGACAGTGCGGACTCCATGCCGGATGTCATCCAGCGTGCGGAGCGTGTGCTGGCCAACAGACGTGACGCAGGCGTGGCCGAGACTGAGATGGACGCCACGCTTGGGGACCTGCTGCACGCTACAAAGCTGCCGCCCGAGACGGAGTTCGGTTCACGCAAGGAGAAGGCGCAGACCGACTACCTGCTGGCCGCGACCAAGAAGGCGCAGGCCATGCTCGATGTCTTCGACGCAGCCAAGAAGGCTTCGGCAGGCGAACGACCGCCAACTACTAGCAAACTACCAGAAGCTACTAATTTAGTAGTTGAGCCTCAGGCTGCGCCCAAGCCAGACGAGACGCAGCAGCTCGTCTATGGCGGCCTGCCGCCGCTCTACGAGACCAAGAACATCACCGGCGCCAAGGTCAAGGAGACCCTGACTGACGGCCTGCGCAAGCGTGGTGCCTCACCAGAGCAGGCAGCGCTTGCCGTGGAGCGTGCCTCCGGCGAAGTGAACGCCCAGGCCACCCAGGCCAAGATCGCCTCCAGGCGCCTCCAGCGCGCCATGACGAAGGAGTGGGGGCGCAAGGCTGCCGAGGGCCAGGAGGCGCAGCAGCGCATCCAGGACGCGCTGACGGACCCTGAGAAGATGATGGCGCTGCCGGAGGGCATCCGTGCTGCGGCGCTGGAGCTCCGTGCGCACGCCGACGCCAACGCGCGCACGATCGTCTCCGAGGGCATGGTGGACACGCCGATGGCCAAGACCTTCGAGAAGAACATGGGGCGCCACCTGCGCCGCCAGTACCAGGCGCACTCGGATCCTGCCTGGGCTCAGAAGATCGAGCCTGATGTCAGGAACCGCCTGAAGTCCCTGCTGGTCTCCTGGTCCGAGGAGCTGACGCCTGCGAAGGAGCAGGAGCTCAAGGGCAAGATCGCGGACAAGAAGGCGCCGACGATGGCGCGGCGCGAGGCCGAGTTCGAGCTCGGCAGCCGGCAAGCCCTACAGGGCAAGAGCGAGGACCAGATCGTCGCGCAGATGGAGCACATGCTCGCCGACGCCAAGGCCGTCGCCGACAACCCCTGGGCAGCCATCGGCAGCTCCAAGGTCAAGCGCAAGGATCTCTCGCTCTTCAAGGCCAGGAAGGGCATGCCCGAGGAGATGCGTGCGTTCCTGGGGGAGGTCAAGGATCCGCGGGTCAACTACGTCACGACGATCATGAAGCAGGCGCAGCTCATCGCTGCGCACCGGAAGTTCCGCGAGATGCGCGCTGACGGCATGGGCAAGTGGCTCTTCGAGGAGCCAACCGTCAAGAACGGCACCAAGTACGTGGCCGAGGTGTCAAGCGGCAAGAACCCTGCGCTGGAGCCGCTGACCAAGGGCAAGCCGCTCTACACGACAGAGGAGATCAAGAAGGCGCTCTTCGATGTGCAGCCTGCTGCGCAGAGCAAGGCGATGCGCTGGGCAATCGCCGCGAACGCGCTCATCAAGACATCGAAGATCATCTGGTCGCCGATCACGATCGCCAAACAGGTCCATCAGAACTTCACGACCGCGCTGCGCTCAGGGCACGTCGAAGCCTGGCCAAAGTACGGCAAGGAAGCGCTGCGCGCGCTGACAGGCAGGGATGAGGCTGGGCTGCTGAAGCTCACGCGCCTGGGGCTGGTCGGGGAGTCTGTTGCCGCTGCCGAGTACCGAGACCTCGGAACAACGCTCAAGGGCAAGCAACTCGCCAAGCCGTACCGAGGCGTGGCGCACGCCAACGACCTCATGGGTGCCGCCTTCGGCTTCCCTGACACCTTCGCCAAGGTGGTGGCCTGGCACGCGGAGACAGAGCGACTGACCAAGGCGGGCTTCAGCCAAAAGCAGGCAGAGGCGCACGCGGCCGACATCGTGCGCAACCTCTACCCGACCTACTCCAGGATCACGCCGTTCGTTGACCGCTGGCGCAAGCAGCCGGTCTTCGGGACGTTCATGGCCTGGAACGCCGAGAAGATCCGCACCACGCACGAGCTCTACAAGCTCATCCGCTCGGAGCTCGACAGTCAGAACCCGGAGGTGCGCGCCAACGGCATCAAGCGCATCGGCTGGGCGATGATCGGCACCGCTGCGGCGCCGGCTGCGGCGCTCTCGGTCAACATGCTCAACGGGATCGACAAGCAGGAGGACGACGAACGCCGCAAGCACGTCGCGCCCTGGGACAAGGAGAAGAACCTTCTGTGGCTGGGAGGCAAGAACGAGGGCCAGTACCTCGACCTCTCCGACATCGACTCGAACGCCTGGACCACGGACTCCATCTCCAGGCTCATGCACGGAGACGACATCGGAAGCATCCTGGAGGACGCCTTCCGCGAGAACCTGTCTCCGTTCGTCGAGCCTTCGATGCTCACGCAGACGATCGCCGGCCTCGCGCTCGGCGAGGAGATCAAGGTCATACCCGGAAATGGGAAAGTGATCGAGACCCGCGACCGCGACCGCGCGGAGCTACTCTGGAAGGCGCTGAAGCCCGGCGCAGCGCAGGCGATCGACTTCAAGGACGGGCGCTTCACCGTCCGGAAAGATGCCGCAAGCCAGCTCGTTGGCCTCTCGGGTCTCCGCCCGCAGCGCTTCGACGTGCGCGAGAGCGTGAAGTACGCCAGCTACGAGTTCCTGGACGCCCTGCAAGAGGCCAAGAGCGACGAGAAGGCACGTCGCCAAGCCTTCGCGGCTCTCTCGGACAAGGCGCGCTCTGCGCTCACCCTGGGAGTACCCTATCGGGAAGTGCGCAACATCCTCGACGAGAAGCTCGGCCAGGAGTCCATCGACGCGATCCTGGCCGGCTCCTACCTGCCCTACCGTGCCCGCAGCAAGCCCCAGTGAGTAACCATGCCGGATGTTCAGGAACGGGTGACGGCGCTGGAGTTACAGGTCTTCGGCGTGGACCCGAAGAGCCCCGGACATGCGTTGCGCCTGGATCGCCTGGAGAGCCTGATCGAGAGGCAGACCGCGCAGGTTGGCTGGCTCGTCAAGGGCGGCGGGTTGCTGGCCGTGTACAAGGTGCTGGAGGTCGTCATCGAGTACGCGAAGAGCAAGCCATGAGCGAAGCCGACCGCAAGTACCTCAGGAACCTCGCCTTCTGGTGCATCTTCGTGCTCTCGTGCGCCGTCTGCGGCGCGAGCCTGTGGCAGCAACATGAGCAGGACTTGTCGGTCTCTGCGCGCCGTGCGCACATCGACCAGATCCAGAAGGACTCCATCGAGCGTGGCCAGCGCATCGAGGCCCGGCTGCAAGAGATCATCGAAAGGCTGCCACCGCGATGAGCGACGCCTTCTGGGTGGCCATGTTCGGTGCCGTCTCCAGCGTCGCGGCAGTGCTGGTGAGCCTCAAGAACGGGCGCAAGATCGAGATCGTCCACAAGACGATGAACAGCCGGCTCGATCAACTGCTTGCGGCAACGCGCAGGGAAGCGCACGCAGAGGGCATGAAGGAAGAGCGCGACAAGGCCGTGTAGAGTATCCATCCATGAAGATCCTCCTCTACGTCCTGGTGTGCCTCTTCGCCACGGCAGCATTCGTCGCCTGCGCCTCACAGCCTGCCGGGCAGTACAGCGCCGCCCAGGTCTCCCAGGGCCTCAAGGACTCCGTGAAGGACGGAACCGTCTCCAAGGCCCAGGCGGATGCCGTTGGCGGGCACATCGCCAGCGCCGAGACTGGGTTCCCGTGGGGCGATGTCCTGATGGGCGTAGGCACCGCTGCGGCTACGCTCGGGCTTGGCTACCTCGGGATCAGCCGCGGAGACAACAAGCACATCATCGGGGCTGAGGAAGCTCAGGCGCTAGCCGAGCTGGTATCCGTTCGCAAGGCCGCCTAGCGTCTCCTGGCGCTCCTGAATGCCCGGCATGGCTTCAAGAGCGGCCAGCGGCGGCAGCGGATGGGCGCGCTCAGGGTGGGGCTCGTCGACGCACTTTCCGTCGAGCTTCAGCCACTCCTTGATCTCGTGATCCTCGGCGTAGGCGCACAGGCGCTTGACGTGCTGGAGTAGGTCGTACTCCTTCCACAGTGGAAGGTCGTATAGATTTATTGGCTTGACGAAGCACAGGCTGATGTTGCATGCCGGCCAGGTGGCATCAACAAGCTCAGCCTCCATGACCACACTAAGCTCACCCACCAGCCTGAACCTGTGCCCAGGCTTGTAGGTGATCCTGGCCAGGATTGCGCGAGCCTCCGCGGGAGTCATGGCCTAGAACGGCGCCTCTTCTCGCTGCTGCTCAGGGATGGAGTCCAGCAGCGATTGCGCACGCCCACGCATCCGCGCGTTGCTGGCCGCGTACTGCGGGTCCTTGTCGGCCAGGTTGGCTAGGAAGGATAGATACCCGCGGACTTGAGCACTTCCGCGAGCAAGGTGCTGATGTGCTTCGGCCCAGGTGACCTCTCCCCATGGCTTGTTCCCAGGTCCGATCTTCTTTCCGAGCTTGATCTTGTCGTTGGCCCAAACGCGAAAGTCCTTCCCATCGACAGGGCCAGGCTCCTGCGCCACTGGCGCTCCGTAGGACTTCGCGGGCGGAGCCACTGAAGCCGTGTCGATCTTGTCGCCTGTTGGCCAACGAGCGGGCGGCGCCTGCTGCGGCACGCGCGGCGCTTCAGGATCCGGCACGCCAAACAGGTTCACGAATGTTTGGAATGCCTGTTGGCTGATGGCTTCAATCTCTTCGACTTTGAAAGCGCCAGAAGACATCGCATATTGAGTAATTGCGCAGCACCAAATGCGAGCATCTTGACTAGTCGGCATTGTGATCCTTCTTTGTTGTTCCTAGACGGCCAGACCTTACCGTTCCACTCTGGAACGTTCCGTGACGGACGCGCCGCTCCATGACGGCCAATCCATTCCCATCGTATCCGCTACATTCGAGGCCAGTTCGGCCAAGCCTTTCCTCGCGCTGCGCTGCCAAGCCCGACAGGTCCGTACGTAGACGGCCAATCCTGACCGGTACTTGCGCCACCGGACTCCACGCCACCGGACGTTGACGGCCAAACCAGACCCGACGAAACGATTCCAGGCGTTCCCGCTCCAAGCCTCTCGAAGACGGCCATGCCATGCGCTACCCATCGTTGCGATGCACACCTATCCAATCGTTGACGGCCATGCCTTTACGAACGTTACTCATCCGCGCGCTACCCGACAACACGACGCCTTGCCGTACGACGACGGCCACTCCTAACAGCTCCGCACATTCGCGTCCGCTCCAATCCGGTCGTTGTCACTTTGCCCCGGCCGGTACGGTTGTCTTCACCGCGGCGATGAGTCGCCGCCATGCTGGGTCTGCGTCGAGGCCGAGCGACTCCACCCTAGCGCACGTCGAGCACATCGCGGCGTAGCACTCCAGTGAGAGCTGGCCCAACATGTTCGGATCGCCGATCACCTCGCCGAGCGGCCGATACGACCTACGTGCCTCGCCGCCTTCGGCTACCGACATGACCGAGTGGAACATTCGCGCCGGCTTGCCGGTCTTCACGTTGACGACGTACACGCAACCCAAGAGCGCCTTCGCTCTATCCAGCCAGTGCGACTCCTGAGCCTCTTCCGGCGAGCAGTGGAAGACATCCTTGTGCGTGATGGCCTTCGGGTCTCGTGAGTAATCCACGAGGCCCTTGGCGGTGAGCGCGCCAACCTTCAGCAGCTCGTTGCCCGCCTTGGAGACGCGCTTGGCAACATCTTCTCCGAAGGGTGAGTTCTCCAGCGGAGCAACTTTCCCCTTGCCCTTTAGGGTGCGCGTAGCCATCACGCCATCTCCGGAGTGAAGACCTCGCCGCCCGTGATGCGGAAGCCGCCGTACATGCCCGAGCTCGACTTGCCAGTCAGGCGCCAGTCACCGACGCCGATGGAGCGGCCAGCGTTCAGGAACCAACCGAAGAGCTGGTCCTTCGACACCTTGCGGGCGTTGAAGCCGATGCGCAATCGGACCTTCCAGTGGTCGAACCGTGGGCGGATGCGGATGTCCACGGTGCCCTTCTGCCGCGCCACGTCCTGCTGCGGGTACGGCGGGCCGTCTAGGATGAGCGGCACCATGTTGGCGTCGCCTGGTTCGGTGATGATCCAGAACGAGGTCCGGGCGTCGATCTTGAAGAGATCGTCGTACTGGCTTGCCGCGGTGACTGCCGACTCCTTGAACATCACGGCTGGCATGGCGTAGCGGAACTTGCCGAGCGTGCCGTTGGCGATGTCATCCTTGCCGGGCCGAGGGCCGATGACGATCAGCGCTTCGAGGAAGCACAGCTCGACATCCTTGGGCTCCTTCTTCACCGACTTCTTGCCGGCCTGCTTGTCGAGGATCTGCTGCTTGATCCTGGCCGGAAAGTTGTTCTGGAGCATCGGCATCGTGGACTCCAGGTCCAGAATGAGTTCGCCGGTTGACAGGCCGTGCCAGTCGTCGATCTCGATGCGCTGGAACTTCTTCTCAGCAGGAGAGGCGAGGCGGTTGACTCCGTTGCTCTCGTGCGCCACTGACTTCTTCGTTGCCATCTGGTTTTCCTTTCGTGTCCGAGGACGCGAAGCACTCTACCAGACCTTGCGGAAACAGTCAACTCCTGGCCGAAAATGGCCTAGTGATGGATGATTCCGTTCGACTCTCCGCGCGCCTGATCCAGCCTGACTTCAAGCAAGGCGCTCAGGCTCTTCTCTGCTCTCAATTCCGTCTCAACTTGCAGCAGTCTCTCGTGTAGCGCCTTGCACGCCTCCAGGGCGATGGATAGCTCCAGGTACGGCACTGTGCCCTTGAGCCGGCCTTCGCGGTTGATGCGCTTCCACCATCCATCGACCTCGATACGCACACTGAGGCCATTCACGTCCTCCAGCACTTGACGGTTGCCGGCCTCGTCCTGCCAGACGATCCTCGGAATGGGGCCGTTCACTTCATGTTCTCCACGGCTTCGCGCCACCTGGCACCCGTCACCGCGTTCGACAGCCGGCGGAAGTCTGCCAGCCGCAGCATGAGTACCCATTCGGTTGAGCCATCCTCGCGCATGACGACAGCTGGCACTTTGTCCTCTGCTGTCGTGCTGGCCTCTGCGTCCCGCTCTGCCTGCTCCAGGAAGGAGAGCGCAGCGATCTTTTTTCTGCGTTTGACCTCCCAGTGGATCGGCGCCTCGGTGAGCACGTCCGACGCCTCCTTGCCGCTGACCTGAGCGGAACGCTTGGCGTCGGCCAAGCCCAAGTGCTCTCGGATGGCGTCCCTGGCCTCTCGCTCGCCGACCTTACCCTTGTTGCGGCTATTCACCTAGGTAAGTTACCGCAAGGTCTAGCCTACCGCAAGGCCTTCTCAGCCTGCCTGCCCGCGTTCCCGTTCCTGGCGGCGCTTCTCCCACCGGCTGCCCATGTTCTGCCGCCCCATCTCCTGCATGCGCTCGTGGAGCTTCCTGACGCCCAGCCGGTGCGCCATGTCCATGATCGCGCCTGGGGAGCGGCCTGGGAACGCCTGGGAGAGCTTGGTGTAGGAGATCGCCGGGTAGTGCCTGGCGAGGGTCTTCTTCTCGTCTTCCGACCAGGGTGTGTTGTAGGGCATGCTTCCGCTTCCTGCCCAGCGCCTGCCGGGCATGCGGGAACATAGTTTCAAGCGCATCAAGTGGGTAGCGTCAACTGGCGTGGTCGCCCTACCGCCCCGCTTCGCCCAGTGGCCGGAGGTGCCCTCGGAGTGCGTCAACGTGCTCTGTGAGGGTCCGTCCATCCGCGACCTGAAGCCCGAGCACCTCCTGCCAGGCCCGGTTGTCGCCGTCAACCACGCCCTCTCGCTCTCCGGCCTCGTGCCGGTGAACGTCTGGGCGACGATCGACGACCCCAAGCTCCTCTGGGCCTGGGCGCAGCCCCACCTCCACGGCAAGGCCAAGATCTTCTCGACCGAGAACAACATCAAGTTCTGGTACGACCTCCTGGGCGAGGATGGCTTCAACGAGCGCCTATACTGCTGGGTTCCGACCTACATGGAGCACCTGGCCACGCCCGAGATCAAGGCGCCGGTGATCCCGACCGTCACCACGACGCTCGCATGGATCGGGAACATGCCGGCCGTCAAGCGCGTGCGACTCTTCGGCTGCGACATGGTTGGATCGAACAGCCCACTTTCGGAAGAAGCCTTCTCTGAAGAGGAGGACATCGGGTGGGAGTTTCGCTGGGATACCGAGCGCACGCTTTTGGCGCTCATGACCAAGAAGTACCGCGAGCGCGGGAAAAGGATAGAAAGATGGGTGAAGGCCCCTCACGTCTCAAGGAATTTGTTGTCCTCGTGGTCAAAGACGAAGCAACTGGAAAGGTCGTGCTGAGACGGGAGATCGGCCCGAACATTGTCACGACCTTCGGCGACAAGTACTACGCGCAGTCTGCTGCGCGCAACTCCAGCAACGCCTTTGTTGCCACTCCGTCGATCACGTTCCACCGTGGGATGTTGGTCGTCGCCAAGAGCTACGGCAACGGCAGTGGTGCGCCAGGAAAGCTCAGCACGTTCCGGGGGTTCACAGGCATCGCTACGTCGCTCTCTGGCCGCCAGAGCTTTGATGCCGGTTACCCGAAGACGGGCGACACCGACACGGACAACACTGGCCGCACGGCTGATGCCCTGACGTACAAACGCACCTATGCGACGAACCAGGCGAACTACACGATCAAGGCTCTTGGCATCTGCCAGTACCTGGCGTCGTCTGGCAGTGCCGCTGGCATTCGCCAGCTGCTATCCGCGAAGGCGCTTACTGCGGCGCAGCAGGTCACAAAAACGAGCTCACAGACGCTCGTTGTGTATGTGAATCATACCTTCCAGGGCGTGTAGGCCATGACTCAGCCTGATATCCTCTTCGTCATTTTCGACGATTTGTGGATAGGTGATGTCACGCCTACCCTGATGCCGAACGCTACAGCCTTCGCGGCAACGGGCGGCGCGCGCACCTTCACCCACTGCTACTCGATGCCGGTCTGCTCGCAGTCGAGAGCTTGCATGCTGTACGGCAAGTACGGGCGCAACCTCAGCCCGCCCATCATCGGCGGCATGGACTCCAGCGCCGGCCCGGAGCCCGACAGCGACATGGAGACGGTCGCCACGCTGCTCCAGGACAACGGCTACCAGACGTGCCTGGTCGGCAAGTGGCATGGCGGCCGGAACCCGTTCAACGCGAGCAGCCTGTACGTGGGCGCCCCGCAAGCGCGCGGCTTCCAGTCGTGGGTGGCCGGTACCCCAGACAACATCGACGACTTCTACTCCTGGCCACGAGTAGACGACGAGGGCGCTGGCGTGGCCCTGACCACCGAGACCCAGTACGCGACAGCCGCGCAGCTCGCCGCGGCGCAGGGCTGGTGGGAGACGGCCGACAGCTCGCCGCGCTTCATGCAGGTCAGCTTCAGCGCGCCGCATGGACCCTACAACTTCCCGCCCACCAATGAGCTCAACGGCTTCGTGAGCACAGCTCACGCGCTCAACCGCCAGAAGTACGAGAGCGAGATCCGCTCGGTGGACTGGGCCTTCGGCGAGCTCCTGGCGACCGTAGGCTCGGATGCGGTCGTGGTGTGCGTGGGCGACAACGGAACCCCGAACAACGCCCGCGCTCCAGGCCAGCAGGCGAACAAGGTCAAGGCTACCTGCTACGAGGGCGGCATCCGCGTGCCTCTCGCTGTACGCTCGCCCAAGTACCCGTCTGGCACGAGCGACCGGCTGTGTCACATCGTGGACATCCCTGCGACGCTCCTGGTGGCCGCAGGGATCACCGTACCGAGCGGATGGGACGGAAGGTCTCTCACCCTCTCGGCCCGCACCACGGCGCTCTCAGAGGCCCAGGACGGGGCGAGCGGCGGCGGGCATCTGGTGCGCGCTGCCATGACCAGCCAGTACAAGCTACTGCGCACGGACAGCGACCCGGAAGAGCTCTACAACCTTCTGACCGACCCGACCGAAGTCGCGCCCCTCAGCCTCACGGCCCCTGCCAACGCCTCCATCCTGGCAACGCTCCGCGAGGTTCTTGACGGCTAAGTGCCCAAGGCACAGAGGGCTCCAGGCTTCTCAATGGGCAGCGCAGCCGTAGATGTCGTGACTGTAGCTGCCATCACTGGCGGCGGACCGACACAGACGATCACAGGGAACCTCGGCGGACAGACGCCGAAGGCGGTCATCATCTACGCCACGCGCTGCGTGACGGTCGGCACGATCATCGACGGAGGGATGCTCTCGGTCGGGATGACGGACGGCACCAACCAGTTCGTCAACTCCTGGGTGGCTGAGGATGGCGTCGCCAACAACGCGAACTACCACACCAACAGACGCTTCGACAGCGCGAAGCTGGTGCAGATCTGCGACACCGCAGGCGCTGGCGTCCTGGACGGCGAAGCGTCGTTCAGCAGCTTCGGAGCGAACACCGTCACGATCAGCTGGAACGACCTCCCGAGCACTGCGGTCCAGCTTGTGGTGGTCTTCTTCTATGGCAGCGCTCTGAGCGCTGCGGTCGGACAGATCACGGCATCGAGCACGCAAGATCTGAGCGCGACTGTCTCCGGATTGGCCTTCGCCCCCAACGCGCTGCTGTTCGCCACGGCTTTGAATGCCTATGCGGCCGGTGGAACGACAGCCACGGACAGCGCTTCGATTGGCGTCGCCGTCACGCAAGGCGGCACGATCACTCAATCCGGGCTCGGATGGGTGAACCGAGACGGAGGCGGCACGACGGCGACCGTCGGCAGCACGATGCTGCGCAACGACGCCTGCATGGCACGCCTCAGCGTAACAGCGGGCGGCACCGGCTCGCTGGTGGCATCCTACGATGTGACGAGCTTCACCAACGACGGCTTCGTTATGTTCACGCGCGTCGGCTCGTCTCCGGTCGTTGCGATGTACCTGGCGCTGAACACGGATGGTCAGCGAGTGTGGGTGGGCAATCCTTCGCTCACCACAAGCTCAACTGGCGACAAGGCGATCACGTCGCCGGGATGGAAGCCGACCGCGCTCTTTATGTGCGGCACGGCGATCAACACCATCAACACCCAGGCGGATGACACGCAGGCGACGCACGTCTCGATCGGCGTGGCCACGGCGTCCAGCCAGGCATCAGCCTCCTACGAGGTGAAGGATGCCGTGGCTAACTCGGACACCCGCTGCCTGGTGCAGTCCAAGATCGTCGCCGTGCCAGACGACGTAGGCACGATCGACTGGAGCGGCAGCATCACGACCTTCGATGCGACCGGCTTCACGCTCAACGTCGATGACGCCTCGGCAGCCGACAGGTTGGTGTGGGCCTTCGCCATCGAGCAGCCCTTCTTGGCGATCGGCGATACCGAGCAGATCTCGGACTCGCCCGTCCTCAAGATCACCATTCAGCGCCGGGTGTCGAACGACACCGAGAACATCTCGGACACGCCGCGCCTCTTGGTGACGATCGACCGCAGGGTCTCGAACGACACCGAACAGATCTCAGACAACGCGATCCTGGCGGTGACGATCAACCGCCGAGTGGTCGCCGAGGTGGAGCAGATCTCCGACTCAGCCATCTTCGCCACCACAGACCGCAAGGTCTTCGGAGACACGGAGCAGATCAGCGACGCAGCCATCTTCCGGGTCACGTCGGACAGGACGACGTTCAACGACACCGAGCAGATCAGCGAGGCCGCGATCCTGGTGCGCGGCAACATCGCCTCGTTCTCCGAGACCGAGCAGGTGATCGACTCCATCGTCACCCTGCTTCAGGCGTCGATGGGCGCGACGGTCTTCGGTGACGTGGAGGACATCAGCGATGCCGCAGTCCTGGCGCTGCGCACGGCCTTCATGGGCTTCAGCGAGACCGAGCAGATCAGCGATGCGGCGGTGCTGCGCCTTGGCCGGGTGCTGGTGGTGAACGAGATCGTGGACATCCTGGACGGCTTCGTGGGTGGCGGCTCTGGTGGCCTGCACGCCATCAAGCTCAAGCGGGCTGGGAGGGTCTTCCAGTGGTAGACCTGAAGACCGCGATCATCGAGGCTACCGTTCCGAACAGCACTGGCACCGTTGACTACACGTCCAGCAGCATCACCAACTGGAGCGGCGGCGGTCTGGCCTTGATATTCGTGTCTGGCGACACTGCCGCCCCTACATTTGGAGGTCTGCTTTCTATTGCATTGGTTGCTTCAGGCGGAGGCCAGCAGGCGCAAGCCTGGAGCGCAACAACAGGATCAACGACTATACCGGAAGACCACGAGGCGTCCGTCAACGACCATGCAGTAATCATTCTCGATGTGTTCACCGGGACAACATTCGCATCTATTGCGCGAGCTCAATTCTCTTCCGCGCTATCCAATGGCGTGCGATTGAACTGGACTAGCGTATCGGGAGTTGGATCTCGAACGTTCAAGATTGTCGTCGTGCTCATCGAGGGATTTACGAATGTAGCCACAGGCAACGCAGGATCTTTCTCGTACGGCTTCCAAGCGGATGCACTGATCCATATTCCGAACGGAAACTCCGGCGACGAAGCTTGGGCGCCAGCGAATCGCAACGCCCACGAAAATAGCCCAGGACTCGGGGGAGTGTTGCGAAATGGAGGCTTGACTCAGAAGTCAGCGTATGTTGTATCCGACAGAAACCAAGACCCGCTGGTGTCACGCGGCGGTCGGCGCACAACGGCATGGTGCGCAAGCGCGGATGGCATCACTGAGCGAGTTGGAACCGTAACCGCGATAGGCCCCTCAGGGCTAACGCTAAGCGGCACTAGTCGCGGGATGTATGCCGCGTTCAAGTCTAACGGCGTAGGCGACTATGCCCTAGCGCTTGAGACGCTGGACGGCGGCACGGGGACAAAGAGCTTCACCGGCCTCGGCACTAAATGCGCTCTTATTGTTGGCTTCGTGTGTGGAGTAACTAGCGACGACACCTTCGAGACAGATTCATCTGCTCTCGCACCATTCGCGTACTTCGTAACTGATGGCACTACCACCATATCGCTCGGCTTCTCCCAGAAGCACAACGGAGTTGCCATCGCGGCTGGAAACCCGACCTCTACATACTCTAGCTATGCCAACGGGTCGATCTTGATGCTCGACCACCTCAACGCGACGGAGTTCGCGGCGACGGTCTCCAGCATCGACGCGACGGGCCTGACGCTCTCGGTGACGAACGGACTTTCGGGTACGATGATGCTCTTCGGCTTCAAGCAGGGCACCGCCCTGGTCGTCTCCAGCGACACCGAGCGCATCTCCGACACGCCGGCCTTCAACCTCATCAGCCGCCGGCCACTGACCGACACGGAGAGGATCTCGGAAGCCTCGGTCTTCCATGTGACGGAGCACAAGGCGTTCCCTGAGGTGGAGCAGATCTCCGACAGCGTCGGCGGCCTGGTACTCGTGGATGCCCGTCCAGGCATCGGCCCCATCGGGGCCGTCTTCCAGGGTGGTGCCGTCGCCGGCAGGGTCATGCAGGGCGGCGTTGAGGCGGCCGAGGTGGAAGGCTAGAGTGCCGGCATGAGCTCGGAGCCGAGAGTCTACAAATCGTGCCAGAACTACCGAGGGCAGTACCCTGTCCCGCCGGAGCTCATGCGGCGCTTCTGGGCTGGCGTCGGCAAGCGTTCCTTTGATGTCTGCTGGCCGTTCCGCAACGGAAAGTGGTACGGGCAGATCCAGCACGAAGGAGAACTCGTGCGCACACACCGCCTGAGCTGGATCATCCACAACGGCGAGATTCCTCCGCGCGGTTGCATCTGCCACAAGTGCGACAACCCGCCGTGCAGCAACCCGACGCACCTGTTCCTGGGCAGCTACCGCGACAACATCATGGATGCCCGCGCCAAGGGGCGCATGGTGACAACAGAAGCGTGCATACGGCGCGGAGAGGCAAACAACAAAGCCAAACTCACGGCGGCGAAGGTCACGGAAATCAGGGCGCTATACGCAACCGCCACGCGCAATCAGGTCCAGCTGGCCTCCGACTACAGCGTAACGCAAGCAGCAATCTGGGCTGTCCTCAACAGGAAGACGTGGAAGCATGTCCAGTGAGCCTAGAGTCTGGAAAAGTTGTGTTTGGGAACTGGGCACCATCAAGCCCAGAGCCCGGATGACGAACGAGGACGATGACGTGCTCGTGCAGGCCGACTTCACGGGCACGGTGACGCTCAACGTATTCGACCTCTCCAGCTCAACTCCTACCACGGCAGCCTTCACGGCTACCCGCACTCTGGCGAACGTGGTCTTCAACTCCCTGCAACCCTGGACGCTGGACCCTGATGGGTACAACCTTGGGGACACGATCACGACTAACGAGCTCGCCCGAGAGGGCGGCCACCAGTACCGGATCGAGTACCTACTACACCACGTCACCGATGGGCTTTACGCCGTAGCCTTCGAGGTGCGGGCAGAGCCTCTACTGAGCTCCTAGCCATGCCCAGCAAATCAGCCAAGCAAGCCCGCCTGATGGCAGCCGCATGCCACGGCAAGACCCGCAACAAGATCAGCAAGAAAGTAGCTTGTGAATTCAACCGCAGCGATCGAGGAACAGGCATCCTCCGCGGCAAGCGCCGTAAGTAAGCGCTGCACGCGCTGCAAGTTAGAGAAGCACACCTCGGCCTTCCTATGGAAGCGCCCTAGACCTAACCGGGCTGGAGAATGGGCCTCGCGGTGCCGAGACTGCACCAGCTTCCGCCTTCGCGAAATGCGCGCTGAGAGCAAGCGTGTGGCCGCAAGCCTCCCTGAGTCGTTCCCTGAGAGCAAGGTGTGCAGCAACTGCAAGGTCGAGAAGCCGCGCGCTGAGTTCCACAAGCGCCGCAGCTACACCAAGTGGATCCTGAAGAGCGAGTGCAAAGCATGCACCCGCATCCTGACACGCGCCTGGTGCCACAAGAACCCAGAGCGCACCAAGGACCGTGCACGTGAGTACCACCGCAGAATGGCTTCCAACGCCAAGCTGGCAGCCAAGCTGACGCCCGAGCAGCTGGACGTAGCGCGTCGGATGCTGATCGACCACCCGCAAGACCTAGCCAACGAGGAAGAACGAGCGGCCTACGCTCGCGGCTTCATGGCTGGCGCCAAGCGCACGCACGAAGAAGGTGAGCACTTCGAGCGCCTGAAAGACCTCTGCCACCGCGTAGCCTCAGAGGGCAAGGTCTGGGGGCACGCATACGAGGATCGTCTTTCGGCGGCCTACGAGGGCCTGCTAGCATTCATCCGTGGCAGCCACCGGCGCGACTTCAACGACGTAGAGCATGAGCGCAAGGTCGCAGCCAAGGCGATCCGCTACAGCCTGATGGATCATGCACGAGCGAATGGCCCGCGCACGCGCGGGGGGGCGCAGCGCTATCAGCCTGCCGTTGGCCACGCCGATGAAGAATTCTGTCCGCTTGAGGCATCAGCGGTTGCGCCGCAGTCCGCGTTGCCATCCGAGGCCCTAGACCTCATCGACATCGAGCCTCGCTCCAGGGCGATACTGGAGGGCATCCTGGATGGCAGGACGTACAAGGAGATGGGTGAAAAGTTCGGCATCACCGAAAGCCGCGCATGCAAGCTGGCCAAGGAGGTAGGCCAAGACCACCCAGAGCTAGAGAGCATGCTTCTTGCGGCTCTCTAGGAACCTGCTGCGCTCGGTGTAGATCCGGCGCTTGTTCTTCTCCAGGCTGCACGCCTTGCAGATCTTAGGGCAGCTCTGACGGTCAGGAGGGCAGTTGGTGGTGCGCTTGGCGCCACACTCAACGCAGACGATTTCGTACTTCTTCTTCTCGATCACGCTCTCATTGTCCTTTCCTCAGCCCTTCGAGAGCGGCGCGGCAATTCTCGGAGAGCTCGTGCGCCCTCTCGCGTCTGCCGTCGTTCATGTCGTACGCGAGCTGCAATCGCGACCACTCCACCGCTGACTCGGCCAGCGCCTCCGTCGCCCTCTCGATCTCCTCACGTCCAGTGGCAGACCCTGGACGGGCTGTGCTGGCGGTCTTCGCCAGCTCAGCGGCAGACGGCACGCGCGGGCCGCTCCTGATCGCGATGGCGCAGTCGAGGAGGGAGAGCAGTTCGGCCTTGAGCGCCGGAAAGCGCGCGTCGAGGTAGACGAATCCGGTGCGCTTGATGGTCTCGCGCAGCTCGCGCAGCCGGTCGATCGAGGGCAGCTCGCTCACGTCTGCTTCTCCCTCTCTGCGGCAAGAGCGGCGCCGCGTTGCATCTCCCAGTCCAGCGCGACCTGTGGCGGCCTTCGCGAGCCTGTCGAGCTCGGCCAGCTCGGCAGCGGTCAAGGGGCGGTCACCAGCCATAGCCGTGCTCCTCTTGAATGCGTCGCGTCGCGTCCTCGATCTCGCGCTCCATTGCGCCGCGCTCTTCGGCCTGGATCTCGCGTTGGCATTCGGACGGATTCTCGCAGCCGTAGTCCTCGGCACCACACCACGGGCAGAACTCGCGGCGCTTCGGCTTGCTCACGGGGATTTCGCTCACTTGCCTTCCTCCTTCTGCGCGGCCTCGTCGTTCGCAGGAAGACCCTGCGAACGGTCTGTTGCGACGACGTTCGGCGGGCAGCCGAACGGACTGTCCTCGCTCCGCGAGGTCAGGGTCTTCGTCGCAACATCGCGGCGGGCGGATTCAACCTCGTTGTCGTGGCGCACTCTCAGGTAGTAGAGGACGCGGTCGCGCTCCTCGGCGGACATCCGCCACAGCAAGCGCACGCATTCTCTGAGCGTGTCGAGCTCTGCGTCCTTGTAGCTCACGATCCGGCCCCCTCGCCATCGAGGCTCTTGCTCGATGCATCGCGCTGCGCGAGGGCGGTGAGCTTCGTGTGCGCGCGAGAGAGCCACAAGGCAGCGCACGCGTACGCCATGATCGCTGCCTCGTTGCGCTTCGGCTGCGCGCGTGCGTTGTTAGCGAGCCTTTCCGTGAAGAGGTACTCGGACCAGACATGGCGTGCCGCGTCCGCGTAGGCGTCCGAGGCGGCGCGGGCGCGATTTGATTCGCTCATGTCGAGTGCGATTCGACACGCGCTCAAGTCCACCATCGCCATGTCGCGCGCCGCGCACGCTTCGTCCCGCTCCTCGACGAGACCGGCGAGCTCGCGTTCCAGGCGGTACACCTCCTTGCGGAGGCCGATCTTCTCGTCGGCACTACGGCCGGTCCCCCCGCAGATGCACGGGTGCGGCGAGATCGGGTCGCCGACGCAGGTGTCGCACTTGTACGCGCGGTCGAGCTCGCGCTGGATCGCGTCCCGCTCGCTCCGGGCTTCGTCGAGCAGGCGCAGCAGCACCACCGGCTCGCCGCCGTGCCGCGAGATCAGCGCATCGTGGTAGCGGTTGCGCTCCTCGGCGAGGCGGCCGAAGCGGGCGCGAGCGCACTGGGCGACGTAGGCCGCGCTCGTCGTGTCGCCACCCGCGAGCACGTCTTGCGCGAAGCGCTCGAACTCGTCTGGCTCTCCAACGCTGCCGCCAGTTGTGCAGCTATGCACGGACTGCGCAGAGGCAGCCGGAAGCGCGCTCGTCACGACGACGCGCGGCGTGCCGTCGTCGCCGCGCGTCGAGTAGCCCACCGGGGGCGCGCTCGGCCGGTTCATTGCGGAGATGGCCGCGTCCTCGCGCGCTTCTTGGGCCTCATCGCCACGGTTCAGCAGCTCGCACATGCTCTCGGCGTTCAGCTCGTTCCGCTGCGAGCCTTCGATGAGATGAAGGATGGTCCACCAGACGCCAACATCGGTGAGGCGCTCGATTGCGACTGCGTTTCCGTTGTCGTTACGGCGCACGCGATAGACAACCGGAGGCGACGAGGGAGCCGTGCGCGCATCTCCAGAGGACGCGTCGGTGTCCTTTCGCTCTGGAGGCGAACCCGCCCCCGGTTGTTCTTCCTGCGCGGCGAAGCGGAGGAGTCCGCGGCGGGCCATCAGCTCCGGCCACGTCGCATCCGTCACGATCGACCTGTGCCACGAATCCCAAGCTCCCTCGAGTGCCCAGCGCATCCCAGCGACGACGGCACGCACATCCTCGGGGTACGGCTTGTCGTCGCCGGTGTGCTCGCGCAGCAGCTCCTTGGCCTTGCGGGTCAGCTCGTCCATGCTCATCCTCGTGTGTAGTTAGCCGGGCGGACAGAGGCTGCACTCGCTCGCAAACAGAGCGCAGAAAGTTATGTGCTGGCGGAGCCAGCACAGCCTGTGCAAGGGGTCTTCCCTTGCACATTCCCGCGTCCGCCCGGCCGTTCAGGTGTCAGGTGTGGCCGCGTTTGCCGGGCAGTGTGTTCACGTCATCTCCAGGGGATCCTGGGGTGCCGCCGATGTTGCCAGCAGGCGCGGCGCGCTTGCCGTTGCCCTTCGACTTGGGCTTCTTCGTCTTCTTTCCAGGCACCCAGACGCCGTGCGAGTTCTTCTTCCACGCACGTCCGCCGCTGATCGTGTACTCGTCACCGCCGGGCGTGGTCATCTTGCCTGAGCTCAGCGCGGTCGGGTCGCTCGCGGTCGAGCTTGGGCCAGCGGTTCCGGCCTCGGGGCTGGAGAAGCCGCTCGCGTCCGTCACCGTGGTGTCCACCTTGGTCGAGTCGTTCGGGTTCTGCGTCACGTCGAAGTGGACGATGGAGGACCCGAAGGAGTAGTAGGAATCGTCCGGCACCTCGCCTCCGGCCGAGATCGGGGTTGCGTACAGCAGGGCGGCAGCGAAGAGCAGGGGCATGAGCTTGAGCATGGGTTTCCTATTGCTTCGCCGGAGGCGATATGCCTTCGGTGTTCACCTGTGCGGCCTCGCCGCGAGCGGCGCTAAGCTGCGCGATTCTGGCGCGGTCCGGGTGTCGATAGTTCATGATCCACTCTGGGGTTCGCACGAGCTTCTTATCGTAGGTGAGTCGCACGCTCACGCCATTGAAGTGCTGCTGGCGCGACCAGTCCCACGTCGCATCCCACTCTTCCAGGAGCGCCGCCATCTTCGCCTGCCACTCATCTGGCATCTCATGCATGAAGACGCGAGGCAGGACCGCGAAGCTCGCGTAGGACAGCTCGAACCATAGCCAGAGCGCTTGGCGTCCTTCGTGCTCAGTCATGGCTCTCTCCAGGGGGCACTTTGCCCTCGGTGTTCGGCGCCACAACAACAAGCATGAGCTTCATGGGTTTCCTTTGCTTCGCCGGGAGCCACTACGGCTCTCGGTGTACTTGTCCTTACTCGCTCCACCTCTGCCAAGCGCGCCACAGTAGCGACCAGCTGTGATATTTTGATCTGGCGTCCAGGGTACCCATGAGCAGCTCCCAGGAGCGCAGGTACTGCGTCTCGGCGGTGCGTAGGGCAGTGCCGTAGTCGATGCTCCTGCGATCCTCAGGCAGCATCTGGAGCTCGCGGTAGACCATCTCCTGCGCGCAGGCAGCCTCCAGCGCGCACTTGACCATCGGGTCATTGACGGCGCTGTCGATATCTGCCCTCGTGGGAAGCCCGCCGAGCAACGTCACCCAGGAGTCTGGCCCGCGGAAGCCCATGTCGTCGTCGATGGGCAACAGCGCGCGCGCATCGTCCACGGAGAGCCTGAGGAAGTCCGGGCTGTTCCACAGGTCGATGGTCGATGCTGCCAGGCCGTCAGCAGTGGGCTGCATCTCGTCGCTGAAGTCGGCGAAGGTGGCGGCCTCATTGAAGCCGTCATGGCCGACAGGCTGGAGAGAGCCAACAGCATCCGTCTGAGTGCTCTCGGTCCCCTTTGGGCGTGCTGCTCTCGGCGTCTGCTGTTGGCTGGAAAAACTGGTGCCGGCCGCATCGTCAATCCCGTCCCGAGTGGTAGGACACCCTGTAGGAGAGGCGGTAATGGGGGAGTGAGGAGCAACACCACGCGCCTCAACGCGACCGGCACCAGAACTGTTTATCAGAAGTCTGCCAAGGAAACATCCTAAGCAGAAGCAGAGGGCGTACACCGCAACATTCTGCTTGTTCATTTGTAGCACTATCCTCTCTGTTGGCCGATGCTCCGCAACAGGCCAAGCGCTGTCTCAACATCCTCTAGCGTAGCCTCCCTGAACGTTTCCCATGCGAACATAACACTAGAAGTGCAGCCTCTGTTCTTGTACCAGCCCATGACGATGTAGCCGCCACCTTCGCTTCCTTCTTCTGTATCCCTAATTGGAACAGCGACCACCCCAATAGAGATGTCCCCGTTGCGACAGACGTAGCGTCCCAAAATATGCTTTTCTTCTGCGTAGCAACGCAATCTGTTTAGGGAAGCGCATTGCCAATTTTTTGTGTCGAATGAGCCGTCATGTTTGAATCCGCAATGCGGATCGCTTGAGAAGTTAGCCGGACGCCCAGCGCCATACAAATCTTTGCACATCTTGCAGTTTAGCTCCATCTTGTCTTCGTCCCTTCTTCATAGCGGGCTGCGTGATGTGCTCGTGCTCGAAGTGCGGCAACCGTAAGTCGTCCACCGACACATACGCCTAATAGAAAAAAGAATACAGCGTAGAATATAAATCCTGTCAGTGTCATTTGTAGCACCCTCCGCGCTCCTGCCCCACGGAGCAGTATGGGTGTTTGCACTTCCAGCTCTTCTGTCCCTTGACCAAGGGTAGCTCTGGGTAGCTGGTAGGGTCGAGTGTGCCTTGCGCATGACGGATAAGGATACCTTCAACCTCGCGTAGGCGGGTCTGATACCGCTCTTCCAGCTCTTCCGTCCATGGCACCTCCAGCTCGATGAGCTGGCCGCCCTTGACGCCCTTCCTGGCGTCCGAGTCCTTGGCCTCGTAGACGATGAAGGATCGGATGGTCTCCGGGCGCTTGGTGGGCTTTGTGTGTTCGTCGTAGTCACCAGCCAGCGAGTACACATTTGCCTCTGCGATGCCATCCCGGTACGCGTGCACCTGGAGCTTGTAGTCCTCGCTCACGCCTTCGCTGGACAGCAAGCCAGCGCCGTAGCTGCCCACGGTCTTGAAGTCCACCAGGGTACGCAGGCTCGGGATCCATAGGTCTGCCGTGCCTGTGAGGGTGAACTTCCCTGCGGGCAGGCGCACGGGCACCTGAGAGCGTGCGTCGGGCCAGATCTGTTTGGAAGCAGCTTCCAGGGCTTCGCCGCGCTGGTGGCCGAGCTCGAATGTGCGGCGGGTCTCGGGTGAGAGCGGGAAAGGCTCCATGCCCACCTGGAGCCAGGCCAGCTTGCGCAGACAATCGCCGAGGCTAGAGGGCGAGATGCGGAACTCGCGTTCCTCTTTCTGCTCGGCGTACCAGGCGTCTATGGCGTCAGCTATCACTTCGATTTGCCCTCCATGTATCTCCTCTGCGCCATCGCCCTACATTTACGGCACAAGCGATGCCGTCCACTTAGATATGTGTTGCTGTCATCCAGCGCGTGTCCCCTCCAGCAGGATTCAGCGGATGCACGACGAGCGGCCGAGATCGGCACTCCGATTCTCCACCCTTGGTCGCCATTGAAGCCCACAGGCACCACCTGTAGGTGGTCTCTACGGACACATTTGCGGTTATGGCACATGTGGTCTATCTCCTTGCCGGAGATGTCCATCTCGTATATGTACTCGGCAGCAATCCTATGCGCTAGTCTGCACCGTCCTTTGAAGTTGAATATACCGTAACCATTGTCGGTTGCGCCTAGCCATTCCCAGCATGATGAATCAACGCGGTTGACCTTCTCCATGAAGCGATCCAGTAGCGGCCGTTCTGCGATCACTTTGGCTCCTCTTTTGTCTTCAGAGCATCGAGCGCCGCCTGCGTAGCCTCATCACGCCGCAAGCGATCCAGCACCTCGCGCAGGCGTTGCTGCACGCGATGGCAGACCTCTGCCGAGACGCGCAGCGCTGCATCCTCAGCGGCGAGATTCTCGATCTCACGCTCCAGGCGTTGCTTGGCGTGGTCGTAGCTCAATCCGGATCCAGTGGCTCTTTGAGAGCCGCGATGAGTTTGGCTGCCACCTGCGAGAAGTGGCTCTGTTCGTCGTAGCTCTCGGCCAGCACCTTGACGAAGCGCACGCGTATCTGACGCTCCTGGTAGGGCTCCAGGCTCACGACCGGGGCGGAGCGGTAACCTTCCTCACGTTCAAGCTCAGCGCTTGAACGGTCCGCGCAAGGGCGGCCCTTGCCTTGCACGTCGCGTTCTTGATCTTCGGTCACAGCTTTGCCTTTCCGTTGAGCTCAACCTGGCGTACCCAGTAACGAACGCACGTCTCTTCTCTGCCGCAATCCACGAGCGACTTGCGATGCTTCCTCTCGTGGATGCGTCTGGCGGCCTCGGCCAGGTCTGGCGCTGAGTACACGCCTAGCGGGAAGTCGTTGAGACCGAGGATGTAGACGGTCGGCGCTTGGGGCCTCGCTGCCTGTTCTCTCTCGTCCACCTGAGGCCGTTCGGCCATCTCGTCACTCTGGTTCCTACCCATCTCTGGATCCTGCCTCACCCGATAAGCTTCCGCAAGGTCTCTTCTTGGGTTTCTTTCCCAGTGTCCAGGCGATGAAGGCCAGGAGTAGCGCCAGAGGCGCGGACAGCAGCCAGCAGGCGAGGAGAGCCCAGATCATGGGTCAATGGTTTGCGGCGAATCCGCCGGCCCACGACCCAGACTCCAGGCCATCGTGCAGTGGCTCACCATGCTCTCGGCAGTACGGCCCACAGTCGTCGCACAGCGTCACACGGCAGCCGCTCTCAGCGCAGTACGTCAGCGGTCCCCACTCGGTGCATTCCGAGCACTCTTGTTGCTTGGCGCAGTCCAGGCAGAGCCGGTGCTCTGGCCCCCACTCGCCGACGCCCTGCTGGCATATGGTGCAGGAGTAGCGGGTTTCTGAGTCCGGGTCGCTCACGGCTCTACCGCGTCGTCAGGCACCCACAGGTAGCGGTGCGCCAGGTCATGCGCCAAGATCTTGTCATCGCCGGCCAAGCCAGCCACGAATCGTACGGCGTATCGGTACCCAGGTATTGTTCCGCCGACATGCACGAGCTCGGTTCCGGCCGACACCTTGACGGTGCGCTCGATCGTGCCTGGGCTCATCGACAGTTCTAGGTCTCGCGAGGTCTTCACGGCACACCGATCTCTCTGCCTTGCGGCGTCTTGAGCTTGAGCACACAGCCGCGGGGATCGCCCTGGAGCTCGCACTTCCAGCCAGGCAGGAACTCGGCGACCATCGCCACGGCCTTGCGGTCGGCATGGCAAGAGATGCACAGGCCGTCCTTCCTGAGGCCAGGAGGGTGCCACAGTGCGTCACACTCCGCGCAGAGCTTCGAGCCAGGGTTGCCGTTGTCTGCCGGGTAGTCCCCGTTGCACTGGGCCTCTGCTAGGCGCTGCATGGTGGCCGCTACGCGCATGAACTTGCGCGCCACGTCCACGCTCACGCCCTCTCGGCCCATGACCGAGAGGAACTCGTCTCTCCAGCGTTGAGGGCGGTTCATTAGCCACCGCCTTCCGAGTCGAGCAGGCCGGCCTTGTTCGCTTCACTCTCTGCGGGTGTCTCCTGCCCGTTGGGCAGTAGACCGAGAGAGCGGGCGGCGGCTCGCAATCCGCCCACCGTTCCCTTGTTGATTAGATGCTGAGGCACGCCTACCGTTGCGTCGTTCAGCGTCAGGATCTCCAGCACCCTTGCGCCGAGCTGGGCGAGCGCTAG